CTTATCAATGACCTAACTGGAATATTATCATTAATCTTGTCTCTACCATTCAGTTCATTTAACTCTATGATAAAACCATACCCTACTATATTACCACCAGACTTCCTTACTAATTTGGATGCTGCCTCCACTGTACCTCCAGTGGCAAGTAAATCATCAACAATCAATACCCTTGATTGCTTATCAAACACCCCAGATTGTATCTCTAAGGTGTCTGTACCATATTCTAATGTATAATGTTGTTTATTAACTTTACCAGGCAATTTACCTGCCTTTCTAATAGGAATAAACCCTATCTTCTGTGTAGTTGCTAGTGCAGTACCAACAATGAATCCTCTCGACTCAATACCTACAATATAGTCTGGGTTTAACTCTTCACAGATATAACCCAGTTGTGTTATTGCTTTAGCCCATCCTTCTGGACTCTTCAATAGTGGACATATATCCTTAAATATTATTCCTTTTTTAGGAAAATCAGGATAATCATTAATATAATCTAACATCAATTATTCGTCGTAAACTCTACACTCCTCTGCATCTGGGTGATTATCACAATATATTTCTAAATGTGAATCTTGATGCCTTGTATGGTAATCATTAATCTTAGCATCATTCTTGTCTACCTCCTCACCCTTATGATACTCATCATAATAAGCATGAGATGATTCTAAATCTGCTTTAGTGTATTCCATTTTACCATGATTAACATGCTCTTTCCCATCTTTGGGATCAATATACACTTCATGCTCTAAGTCGTGCTTGATTTCAGACATTTGCTACCTCTCGTAGTGGTTTCATTTTAACAAATTGTTCATCCATATTATAATACAATTTATAGTTTTGTGTGGTAAGATAGTATCCTTTTATCTCGTTTCCATCACAATGCCAACCATACCCTAGTAGCCGTTCATCAACACCATCAATCCTCAATGTTTTATTATTTGTTAGATAATCGTGGTACCTTTCGTCTAAGTTAATCATTGGTTTAAGGAGAAATGTGCTGATACTATAACATTAGTTATGTAAAATATCTATAAACTTTATACTGTCTTTATAGTCTCCTTACATAAGTTAATCTTCATCATAAGATGGATCTTCGATTCGTCTCCACTCATCATCATTATGACGATTCTCTATCTCTTCTATCAATTCAGTTGTATCAATAACATTATCTATATTGGCAAGCATGTCGGCAATATGCTTACTAACATAGGGTTTCTCGTTTCTTGCTGAATATGCAAGTGCATTGCGTAGTGCTTCTTGTGCCTCTCTAAGAGAATATTCTACTTGTTGTGTTAATGTCATTGTTAATCCTTATCACTTACAGAATCTAAATTTGGTGATGTTAAATCAAACATACTCGCAGTATAATAATCAGTAGGTAGTTCATGAACATTATCAGTCATAAAATCATCACTAACTGTTATTCCATGTGCCTCTGATATTGGCCCTATTTCTATACCTTCAAAAGTTTCAGTAGTAATGCCATCATAAATTGATATGTTTTTCTTACCTCTTAATAGACTAAGAAGTTTAACACTAGAATCATAACATGCCTTGTGATACTTCATGTTTTTCTTGACAGTATCAACAATACTATCATATACTTCTTGCGGTGTTGTATCAGCGTTAACTGCATCCTGTACCCATTCTTCGAGGTTAGTCAAAGAATATGATTTAGACTCTTCGCTCATTGTCATATTTGATCGCTTGTTCTATAATAACCTGAATTTCCTTTGATGTCAAGTCATTTAACCATTTCCAATTTGGGTCTTTCTTATCCCATTCTATACTGAATGAGCCATCCTCATTCTGATTTATCTTTAGACTGTCGTTCTTCATCTTTGATTTGTTTCCTCACTTGTTTTGCATAATACACTTCCCTTTCACTGTATAGTTCTGGGTGTTTCTTTGCTCTTTTAATAATAAGTTTTGCTGCTTTCTTATCGTTCATTAACTGGGATTGTTTAGAATATCTTAACTAAGTATTTATACTACTTCCCTTTTAATATTCTCTACACTATACTCAATAGTGATTTTCTTAGATGATCTCCCACTACTATCATAGGTAGTAGTATGTTCTATTGTTCCACCTAACTTATCAGATATAGATGACAATTCCTCTATTAGTTTATCTTCCATTGTAATATAATAAATTACTTACATTATAAAACCCCTGACTGAATAAGTCAAGGGTTATGGTTTACTATACAATTTACTTAAGGTGGATGTTGAAATTTGTTCATGTTCCTTTTACTTTAAACGTGTACTTGTTTTAAATTAAAACCTCCTTACATATACGTTTACAAACATGTTGGTCGTCTTCACAGTCAATTAGACACTCGTAGTATTCTGTGATTAAATCGTTATGTGAATCTTCATATTCCATATGTTTCGATCCCGCAAGCTGATTAAATGAAATTAAGTTGTGCATAATTGCCTCGAATGAACTACAGTAACAAAGAGATTCAGATCATCTTGTTATCCCTAATTCTATCATTATTTATGCAAATTGTGTCTGTATTCCCTGATACAATTTAACAAAAATTTATGCCTATTAGTATAACTTATGACTTCTTTCTAACTGGCACATCAATCTCCCATGAGGATGATTTTAGTTTTACCATGTCAAAGTTCTTCTTAAACTCTTTCTCTCTTGCCTTTCTCTCCTTCTCCATTGTTAACTCAACAGTTTCAATACTTGTCTCACCATAATGAGTTTCTTTTATATCTAAGTATTCTAAAACAGCCTCATCTACCATAGAATATAATGTATCCCATGTTAATGTATCTCGTAACTTAGATGCTATTCTATCCACATCATTCTCGTCAAGATACTCACCCTTCACTATTTTCTTAGCATAGTTTTCATACTCTGTTAGGAGTCTTGCTCTTACATCTACCAACTTGTTAAGGTTGATAGTAATTTTCACATCATCATCAATCATTTAATTTTCCTATGTACTGATAAATTAAATCCCACTTAAACTCAAAGGTTTCACCTCTCTCATCTTGTAGATAGAAAGGAATATTGGGATGCAACCTTTTAGCTCTGTAATAGTGATTGATTAAATTATAATCATCATCTATACATCTCTGTTCCTCCAATTCCTCTTCAGTCATTAATACTCTCTCTTGTCTGCATAATAATCTCCCAATGCTCCACTCATTAGAGTCTCACTAATCTCTCCATTTGGTGTGGTAACAGTAGGAGTTACATAATTATTCTTTTGACCTGCTTTTAATGGTGGAGTATGAGGATTCTCCATTGATTTAACCAAATCAATTACATGGTCTCTCAATTCCATCATTTCATCATAGCACTCTTGATTGTAAGCACAACCACGAAGTCTACTGTCTGGTTTATAGAGTGACTCTAATAATAGAGTTTTACCTCTATCCCATTTTTCAAGTGCAGTTTCACTCATTTATGTACCTCCTCAGATCCACCTACTGAATCAAAATCATGGATACTTTCAGATCCACCTACAGAAAATGGATTGTACTTTGAAGTAGCAATATCATATGCTATATGATGTGGAGTTTTTTCCTTTTCCATCTCATCACTTTCATCTGGTTTATCAGTAAACCAATCAGCAACATCTTCTTCAGGTCTTGGATTTGTAGATTCTAACTCTAGCATTTTTTCAGGGGGTGCGTATTTGTTATCATATTCTAATGGTTCATCTTTAGCAATAGGCATTTTATCTAAAGGATTATCAAACCATTCGTAAGGATCAACACCTAAATCGTTTAGCATTTTTTTCTCTTTTTTTCTTTAGCTATTTCTCTTTTT